ATCCTTGTTGGTGAAACACCAATCCGATTTAACCAACACATGAACCGTCTATACATTGATGGGGATTGGACAAACGACTTTGTTGCGGGTGAAGACTATATCATTGCAGAGTGTTATCGCAAAATAGACCCGGCAACTTACACAGACATTTTTGATGACATCTTCCTAAAGAGATATGCAACTGCTCTGATTAAACAGCAGTGGGGTGCAAACCTATCTAAGTTCAGTGGTGTTGCAATGCTTGGTGGTGTTACTATGAATGGTGAAACTATCTATTCACAAGCACAGGAAGAGATTAATAAGTTAGAAGAACAAATTCAGCTCACGTTTGAGTTACCAGTTAATTACATGATAGGATAATTCATGGCCGTTAATAAACATTTTCATACGAGCGGCGTATCTGCGATTGCAACTGAGCAATCACTGTATGCTGATTTGGTTGCAGAAGCAATTCAGATTCACGGTCATGATGTATATTATCTTGACCGCACACTAGTTGCAGAAGACACTGTTCTTGGTGAAGACGCACTATCCAAGTTTAACACTCAGTCTCTTATCGAAATGTATATGGAAGATTCTGGAGGTGGTTTTGCTGGAGAACGAGAACTAATGTCTCAGTTTGGTTTGCAGAACCTTAGTGAAGCAACCTTCGTTGTAAGTAAGACACGGTTTCAAGAGAAGACAAAACAATTACAAATAGAAGCAGGAACAGATTCAACATCGTCTGGCTCTATTCAATTGGAGTCTGGTACACTCTCGACATCTAAACTAGAGGGTGAGATATTTTATATTATAAATGAAGCTGATGCAACTGATGCTGATAGGCCACTGGAGGGTGATGCGATTTATCATCCCACACTCAAGAAATTATTTGAGATTAACTTTGTGGATCATGACGAACCATTTCATCAGTTAGATAATAACCCCGTTTACAAATTAAAATGTCGTTTGTTTGATTACGGTTCAGAAGCTCTTGATACAGGTATCACAGAAATTGACGCAATTGAATCTGCACTGTCCCTTGCAAGTTCTGATTACCAGTTAACTCTTGAAAGACCATCAATTGTGGGTGGCCCAATAACTCTAGATTTTGGTGATTTTGATCTTTCTAGTAGTACAACTCTGGACAACACAATAGTGTCACTAGACCCTTCTTCGTATGGTGAAAGTATTCTACTTGAAACAGGTAGCGATGAGTTCCTTATATCAGAAGACTATATAGTAGGTGATGGAGTTATAGACAAGACAGCTCAAAATGAGTTGTTTGAAACATTGGATGATACGGTGCTGGACTTTAGTGAATCGAATCCATTTGGTGATGCAGGGAGTGCAGATTAATGCTAGGACAACAATTTTACCACGAAACAGTACGCAACATAGTTGTGGGTTTCGGAACAATTTTTAATAATATTCAATTAGTTCGTAAGGACAATGCTGGGGCAGTTCAACAGACCATGAAGGTTCCTTTGGCATATGGACCAAGGCAGAAGTTTCTTGTTCGTTTGAACGATGATGCGGACCTTAGTAAAGCTGCGGCGGTTACTTTACCTCGTATTGGTTTTGAAATTACAGGACTTTCCTACGATCCCGGTAGGAAACTAAACCGTGTTCAAAAGTTTAAGAAGGTTAAGGGTGACACTCAAAAAACACAACAGTTGGACACGCAATATATGCCTGTTCCATACAATGTCAATTTTCAACTTTACATTCTTGCAAAACAGTCGGATGATGCTCTACAAATTGTTGAACAGATTCTTCCGTACTTTCAACCAGACTACACAATCACAATGAATGATAACGCTGATATGGGTGTCAAAAAAGACATTCCCGTTATTCTCAACAGTATTTCTTATGAGGATGATTATCAGGGAGACTTTACTACAAGACGTGCAATCATTTATACTCTAGATTTTACTTGTAAGTTCTATCTTTATGGTCCTGTTACTTCTAGTAAGGTTATCAAGACGGTACAGGTTGATGCATACACTGATATGCCTGACCAATCACCCACACGCCAGCAGAGACTTACTGTTACACCAAATCCAACCAGTGCTGATGCTGATGACGATTTTGGTTTCAATGAGGTGACATCGTTCTTCGAAGACGCAAAAAATTATAATCCAGTGACGGGAACAGATGAGTGATAACATGTTTCATTATGCAGATGTTCCTTTGTCAGTAATTGATAATTTAATAAATTTAGAAGAAGAACTACAAGTCTTAAATCGGACTCGAAAGTTCTATGGACAAAACAAAAATTATTTGGGACATAGAAAAATATCCGATAGTGGCATGCCAATAGATGAAACGAGTGATTCGATACAAGGTAATACTAATTTAGATTTTTTTACTGAAGATGAGAAGGACAAGGCATCCAAGTTTTTCAATGAAATTCTAAAACCAATTATTGGGTATGAACCAAATGCTCAAGGTAGGTATGGATATTACAAAGAACCAATTCATATACACAATGATGGTGAAAACTATCTAGGTGATGATTGGAAGTCACACAACAGAACAGGACAAATGCCTCGTCCTGCAAATACTACAGTTTTCTTTCCACTAAGGTGTTACACAGAAGATGGAAGTGCAGGAACCACTGAGACTGTATATTTTCATCAAAAAACCCCTTGGTCTGCAAAATCTGGAATTGAACCTGAGAATGACGACGAAAAATTCTACAGAAAGCATGGTACAACTGGCTGGGTTCTAGAACATGATTACAGTAATTTAGTTGGATATACTGATCAACCCTTTGATTCTGATATTTGGGAAAAACATTTACAACACCATCCAATTGAGATGTTACATGGATTTAGTTTTGCTACATCTCTTCCTTGGAATATTGGTCAGGTTGTGATGTTTGAGACTTCAAGAATTCATTGCAGTTCTTATATGGAAGATTGTTTTGGTAAAGATTGTTTTCTTGTTAAGGTCAATACAGATTTATGGAATTGAACCATGAAAATACTTATACCATTCTCAGGCGGCATAAACTCAACATATTCACTTTATCGTTGGCTAACTGAAACTGAAGATCAAGTTGTTGTTCGAACAGCTGTTGATCAGTGGTATGATGATAAACATAACGATATTGAATTAGATAGAGCTAGACAAATAGTGCTTTATTTGAAATCTACTATTCGAGATTTTGAATTTGAGTTAACTGAATGGCCATCTAATTATGTTAAGGAAGAACATCCTATAAGGCCGGGGTTTAAGTTGGGAATGTGGGATGTTGGAAAGGTTCGTCCACGATATGAAGGATTTTATCAGTGGATAAAAGAAACTAATGTTGACGGATTTTCATTTGGGTTATCATTAGAAAATACAGCAATGGACTGTGGTTATAATACATTACGTTCTGTTGTTGAACAAAATAATGCAGATATTTATTTAGGGGGAATGCCTGATTTGACACCAGTGGCAAAGGGCGATGATTTCGATTGGGACTATATAAGTTCAAAAATGATTGGAAGGTTCGAACAGTTTGAATTCCTACCAAAAGAACTTAGATATATGACCATAAAATGCAGAATGAATAATTTACCTTCATGCGTAGATACAAAATGTCGAGACTGTGCTTACCAGAGAACCTACGAAAAATTCGTTGATGAAGGTAAAACAGGTCGAGACTTTGATTTGTATTGTGCCAAACAAGGTAGTTATGGCCCTTGGAGACATGAAGCAGACCCAGAAACTTATCTGTATAGGGGTCGAGGTAAGGATGGAAAATTGCCTTACTTACTTTATGAATAAGAAATGTGTACTTTTAAAATAACCAACAATCCAAACCCACTAATAATTGATGATTATTTGAAGTTGGGTGGGCCCGATGCCAGTAATACTATAGATGTTAACGGTGTTTATATAACACACCATCTATCAAGTATTACAGGAGAAGAAACTGTACAACCTGTCAAACAGGGTAACAAATATTACCTGTTGATTGGAGAAATTTATAATAGTGATATTTATTTTTGTATTGAAAAATATTTAGAACATGGTGACAAATTTACAGAATATTTAGATGGTGAATTCTTGTTCATAATTTATGATGAGAAAACTAATACTATAGATTTATTTACTGATCCGTGGAGTACAAGACAAGCATTTTATTACAAAATTGATAATTATTTCTATTTCAGCACATATCCAATGACAGAACCTAAAGATGGAAGATTTGGACCGCCGGGTCGGCATCAACCCTTTGAGCTCAAGTTCGCTGTGTATAACGATACTGAATGGAATAAAACATTCTATAGAATTCCACATAATAGCCATCATAATTATAATGTAAAAACTGGTATATTGAAACCAGTTAATACAGAACTTCATAAATGGGATTTAAATCAGTATAAAGATAATTTGGATGATCTTACCAATTCCTTTGAAGAAGCAGTCCTTAAACGCTATACAGAAAATTTAACTCTACTTCTCAGTAGTGGTTTAGATAGTTCACCTATTGCATTGTGTTTAGCTGACCATAAAAAACATTTTAATAGTATAACTTGTTTAGCAGGACCGTGGAAAGAAGATATTGAAGCTTTGAATCAAATTATTCAATATACAGACACATATAATAAAAATATTAAGATAGAAAACATTCCCCCCGATCTTTACCGCTACGATATATCTTGGGATGAAATAAATCTAAAATCCAAATGGAAGAATAATAGAAACAGATTAGTGTTTGCAAATTTACCTCTTAGAGTACAGTGGTTGATGAGAGAAAAATGTATTTCTGAATTTAACAGTAAAGTTATATTTACTGGAAACGGAGGAGATGAAATTTTTGATAATTATCCATCGTTATCGGCGGAGTATCCTACGAATAAAAACTCATCAGGGGTTTCTATCTGGCCGGAGGATTTATCAACAGTATTTCCGTGGCAACACTTTTATGGAGGACAAGCAAGACGTTTACTTGACCTGTTTGAAACTTTGTCATTGGCATATGGATTGGAGAATAGAAATGTATTTTATGATAAAAAGTTTGCACAAGAATGGTTACATGTTATGCCATGGATTAAAAATCAAACACCCAAAGTTTTTCAAAAAAAATATTTGCATGATAGAGGAATAAAAGTTCCATCATAAATATACAGAGGAATTAATATGGTAAATGAAATAGATAAAGCGCTTGGAGTAGTTGGGGATGTTATTCCACCAGAAGCTTCTTTAAACCCAAACCCTAAAATGTCGGAGGTTTCTCGTTATCCAGACGATTTGCTTGATGATGAGGATATTGAGCTTGACTATAAGTATCAAAGAGAGAACTTCTATCGGTTGGTTGAACAAGGTTCCACTGCGATTGAAGGTATCCTTGAACTTGCAAGAGAGGGTGAACACCCAAGGGCATACGAGGTTGCTGGACAGTTAATCAAGAATGTTGCAGAGGTCACTGAGAAGCTAGGTGACCTTCAAGAGAAGATGAAGAAACTCAAAGAGGTTCCCAATAACGCACCGAAGAGTGTAACCAATGCATTGTTTGTTGGTAGCACTGCTGAGTTACAGAAAATGTTGAAGGGTAAAAGTGAGTAAGGTTCTTTATTATCATCTAAATTCTTTTCCAGAAATAAGTGCAAGAGATGAATATAGATTAGCAACTAGTTTTGGTTTACACTCTCCACGTTTTAGACATGGGTTTGATAATCAACTAGATTTGATAGAGAATCCACTTTATGCTAGTGAAGATGTAGCTAAGTATAAAAACAAAATAAATTTTCCTGCAAATTTTACATCGACCTTCGAAGAGTTGACTAATCGCAGGGCTGTAGAATTATGGGATATTGGTAAACCAATACGATTATGGTGGTCTGGTGGTATAGACAGCACATGTGCATTGGTAAGTCTATTGAAAACTAGAAGATTGGATACAAGACTTACCGTTTATCTATCAACAAATAGTGTGCAAGAAAATCCACGTTTTTACGATTTGTTGGTGAATAAGAAAGTAAAGTTAGAGTGGCATTCTCATAAGAACTATATCTACGATAATATTGAGTTGTGGAATGGGCAAACAATCAATGTGAATGGTAACGGTGGAGACGAATTATTTCTTGCAATATCATCAACAATGTCTATAGAAGAATTCTTTAAGATTAAAGATAGTGATTGGATTAATGTTATCAAAGACAAAGATTCTGACATGTTAAATGTTATCAAAAAATATATTGACATTTCTCCATACAAACCGAAAACATGTTGGGAATTACTTTGGTGGTTTGCTAGAAGTATAGATGATTTGTCAACAAGATATCACTCACCAAGATTTCTAAAAGACCCATCTGTGTATCATTTAGAACACGCATTTTTCTATACAGATTATTTTGAGAAGTGGGCTTTGTCTAATCCATATGCTGGACATAATGGTGACTATGGAACATACAAATGGCCAATGAAAAAATACATATATGACTATGATAAAAATGAAGAATATCTCAACACAAAACAAAAAGAAAGTTCTTTTCCTTTAATATATAAGAAACAATCACGATATCTAGGCATTTCTCGTGGCCACTATGTTCTTAATAAGATTGTGTATGAAGATGGTACATATGTTAGATATAAATAGAACAAGGAGACGATTATGTATGAGTATCCATGTAAGATTGTTAAAGTAATAGACGGTGACACAGCTGATGTGGATATCGATCTTGGGTTTGGTGTGTGGTTGAAGAAACAGAGGATTCGTTTCTATGGCGTAGACACACCTGAGTCAAGGACAAGTGACAAAGAAGAAAAGGTCTATGGACTTATGGCAAAGGAGTTCGTACAGAAACATCTTCCTTTGGATTCGATACAGGTTCTACGCACTAGAAAAGATGGTAAGGGAAAATACGGTCGTATTCTTGGTGAGTTTGTTGTGGAAGATACAACTCTAAATCAGTTGCTCATTGATACGCACAACGCTGTTGCATATTTTGGACAGTCAAAGGATGATATTGAAGAAGAACATATAAGGAACAGAGAATTAATCAATGGCTGACAATCAATACCTTGGTAACCCCAATCTCAAGAAGGCTAATGTTGCACAAAACTGGACAAAGAAAGAACTTGTTGAGTATCAGAAATGTATGGAGAACCCACAATATTTCATAGAGAATTATGTTAAGATAATTTCTCTTGATGAGGGTCTTGTACCATTTAAGATGTATGATTTCCAGAAGGAAATGGTAGGAACCTTTCATAGTAATCGTTTCACTATTTGTAAACTACCAAGACAGTCGGGTAAGTCCACCGTCATGGTTTCATATCTACTTCATTACGCACTATTCAACCCCAGTGTCAATATCGCAATTCTTGCGAATAAGGCTGCAACCGCTCGTGACCTACTGTCACGTTTACAATTGGCATATGAACATCTACCCAAGTGGTTGCAACAGGGTGTAATGAGTTGGAACAAAGGTTCATTGGAGTTAGAAAATGGTTCAAAAATTCTTGCCTCCTCTACTAGTGCTAGTGCCGTTCGTGGCGGTTCTTACAACATCATTTTTCTTGACGAGTTTGCTTATGTCCCGTCTAATGTAGCAGAGCAGTTCTTCAGTTCAGTATATCCTACAATTTCATCTGGTAAGACAACCAAGGTAATGATCGTTTCCACCCCGCATGGTATGAATATGTTCTATAAACTATGGGTGGATGCAGAGGAAGGTCGTAACACCTATATTCCTATTGAGGTTCATTGGAGCGAGGTTCCCGGTAGAGATGAGAAGTGGAAAGAAGAAACAATCAAGAACACCTCTCAGGCTCAGTTCAATACAGAGTTTGAATGTGAGTTTCTTGGTTCTATTGATACACTGATTGCACCACATAAACTTAAACAGTTAACATATCGATCACCAAAACAGTCAAGTGGGGGTCTTGATGTCCATGTCCTGCCACAACCTGATCACACATACCTTCTCACTGCTGATGTTTCACGGGGAACATCAAACGATTACTCAGCATTTGTGGTTGTGGATGTGAGTGAAATACCGTATCGGGTAGTTGCAAAGTTTAGAGACAATGAAATCAAACCTCTCATATTCCCATCTAAAATCTATGACACTGCACGAGCATACAATCAAGCATTTGTATTGATTGAGGTTAATGACATTGGAGAACAGGTTGCTAACGCTATGCAATTTGACTTGGAGTACGACAACCTTATTATGGCTAGTATGCGTGGCCGTGCGGGACAAGTCCTTGGAGGGGGCTTCAGTGGTGGTAGAGCGCAGTTGGGGGTAAGAACTACAAAGGCAACAAAAAAGATTGGTTGTTCAAACCTCAAACAGTTGGTTGAGGACAATAAACTTATTATTGAGGATTACGAATGCATCAATGAGTTATCAACCTTTATTGTTAAGGGTGCGTCTTTTGAAGCTGATGATGGATGTAATGATGACCTTGTTGCATGTCTCTTTATATTTGCATGGGTCACAGACCAACAGTATTTCAAAGAATTGACTGATAGCGACATTCGTAAAACGATGATGTCTGAACAACAAGATGCTTTAGAACAGGATATGGCACCCTTTGGTTTCATAGTAAATGGACTTGAGGATGAGAATATTGGAGTAGTAGTAGACGAATACGGAACCCGTGTTTCCACAGTTATACGAGACAGTTCTGGAAGTTGGTAATTAAACACCCTCACCGTATTTAATCCAACCACAAAATCTACGTTTTAAAAACTCTGTACCCCAACCAATTCCTAAACCAATTATACTGAGCCAGATTATTCCAGCAAACATTTCTGCAAAATCCATTTCTCCACCAGTTATGAATATCCAGTTTCCCAAACCATACTTTGAACCTAACATTTCTGCTGCGACCAATAACACCAATGACAAACTACCGCTTGTCCTAAATCCTGAGATTATCGTAGGCATACTATATGGTAAAACTATTTTCCGTAAAGTGAACCAGTAACCCGCACCACAAGTACGAGATGCTTCCACATAGATGGTGGGTGTTCTTATAACAGAATTGTATGCGATCAATATACTGGGAAAGAAAGCACCGATGAAGATAGTTGTTACTTTGCTCAATTCTCCTATTCCTAGAAGAACTATGAACAGAGGCAATAGTGCAATTTTTGGAATAGGAAATAAACAACTCACTAGTGGCATTATAAGTTTCTTCACATGGATATTAGTACCCATGAAGACACCAATGGTGGTTCCAATAAACATTCCAATTGACCAACCTATAATAAGTCTCCACAAACTAGTCCATAGGTTATAAAGAAAATTTGGGTTAACTGATAACTCAAAGAAAGTGGTGACTATATCCCATAAGCCCGGAATATAGCCACCTTTTATCAATAGTTCCCATATAAGTACAACAGCAGAAATGGTTATGAGTGTATGTTTCATTCACCCAGATCAAAATATTTGTTGTCTGGGTGACGAGTCGGTAAGTTTAATTTTTCCACCAGTAGAGTTGTAAATTCACTTAAACGAGGACCAACCGCACTAGCATTGCTAATTCCATTCTTCTGTACAAATGGTGTATTAACAAGTTCGTCAATACCATATTTAGCTCTTCTAACTTCAATATCTACTTTTTTACTTGTAGATACAATTGGACCTTCCAATGCAGATACACTTGCAGCAGGATTTTTAATAAAATCGTTTAGTAATTGGCGTGATACCTCACGAAGAACTTTTACTGCTTGTGGATTTTTTTCTGCCCAATCTGCATTTACAGTAATCACTCGACTCACTGCCATTGGAAAGTGGTCACTAAGTTTAATGATGTTTAACTCGTCAATACCAACCCCTGCTTTTTCCAGATTGAAAACCACGGACGTTGTAAACGAGGTGATTGCATCAATATGTCCAGATACTAATGCAGGGACACGGGCGGGCATATGTATAGGAACATTTATCCATCTGGCAGATGTTACAGTAGTTAAAACCTTATTAGTAAAACTAGTGGGGTGACTACCAAGTTTACGTCCATCCAAATCATCGAATGTCTTAATACCTGATGATTTAAGTGTAATTACTCCATTTTGGGCCTTATCATCAACGACAAGAATTGCTAAAATTTTAGGGTCAGGTGATTTACTATTGACAAGAACTACACCACTATAGTCATGGTATCCAATATCTGCTCTTCCAGTTGCGAGAGCCAGACCAGTTTTAATACTGCCGGGGCCCTTTCCTACAAATTCAATATCTAATCCACGTTTAGAAAATGCGCCGTCTTTGATGCCTTTTAGAAACCAACTGTGTACACCAAAGGGTCCAGTATCTATAATAAGTTTTGCTTGTGTTGATGCATAAGCTGAAGACATGCATAGTAATAGGGTAAATACCCCAAAAATTAATGATTTCATAATAATACTCCTTTATGACTCAAATCATTTACTATTATATATAGGTCAAATAAATTCGATTAGATCATGGGTTTTCTTGATATAACAGTTGTAACATAGAATGACAGACTGATCAATTAGGTGAAATACCTCTTTACGACTGTCATCACTGGTTCCAACTCTTTTGGATACTTTGCGTATCTCTGCATCATAAGGCCAGAATTTGAGACACACATGTTCTGCCTCACCACAGTGAACACATGATTTATCTGTGAGAAATTCGTTTAGGAGATATACTCGTTTCTGGTAATTTCTCCGTGAAACTTTCTTGATAGTGTCTTTGTATTTTTCATAATGTTCATTCATGATTCTATTTATATGATATAACACTTATAAAAACGAGTTTTGTAAAAGAGGGTTTTTATAAATATCTGTATAACAAATAACTCTCTTTAAGTTAGGAGTAAAGACATGGGATTTCTAGTTTCACCCGGCGTTCATGTAC